AAAAGCTCGGCGCATCTCGGTACAACTCTGTACAACCCGTACAAAAGTTTTCCACAACTTTAAAATAAAGATGTTTACTTTTGTTTTAAGATACGATATATTGGCAATAGAAAGAGAGAAAGTAACATGAAAACTAAACTACCAAGAACAGTAAACCAGATCGGAAACGACAAGGTTTTATTCAAACTTGTTAACCCTAAATTAGCAGGAAGTAAATCTCACAAGATTTACTCACAAGCACAGAAAGCTACCACAGTTAAGGAAGCATTCGAACAGGGTTATAGATCAATAGATATCGCATACGATACAATGAATAATGGCAAGTTTAAAAAGCCTAATGTTCTTATCGCAAGATATCTTAAGAAAGACCACAAGGAATTATATTTAACATTCCTTAAAGAATTCGAAGGCGCAAAGCTAAGTAAAGCAATGCAAGACAACCTAAACGAATTCACAAAACTAATCAATAAATTATAATACAACAAGGGGCCTTCGGGCCCCTTTTTTTTAGTCTTGATCGATTGACCTTGATCAGTTGATCGTTGATCAATGTTGATCGTTGACGTATGTAGTAAGAAGCAAATAGTATATAGTATATAGTGTACAAGCCTGTACAACTCGGATCAAGAACAATAAAAAAAATATAAATGTTTCAAATTGTTTTATTTTTTTATATTCTAAAATTAGAAAGGAAAAAGATGGATATTATAATTTATCTGTTATTTATGGGGTTTTTATTTTATTTATCCTCACATTTTTTTTAAAAAAAAGATGAAAAATAATTTTACTTTTTTCGAAAAGTATGAAATAAATATACTATCTTTATATTAAAGATAGAAAGGAGAAAGAGAAAATGAGTAAATCTAAAGTAGATGAAAAAGGAAAAGGAAAACTAAATAAATTTCCTTCTTCTCTTTTAAGAATTAAAGATAATTTAATTCTTCATAGATTAGTAAACGATAAAAAAGGAAAATCGTTTACTAGATTAGAGAATTATAAATTCTCTACTACTATTGAAAATTCCGTTAAAAACGGAATGAGTAAAGACGATTACGATTATAATACTAAGATCTTAAAAACTATCTATTCGATAGATTTAAAAAATCTTAATAAAGATTTTAAATTAAGATACTTAGATACTATTAATCTAAATCTTTCATTTCTTAAAGATAATAAAATTTCTAATAAAGAGGAATTAATATCTTTAAATAAGAAAGCGTTAGACTTAGTTAATAAATTATAATCTAAGTTAATTTTTTTCTACGAGGAAAATAAAATTCCTCGTAGAATTTTCGTATTAAGTTTGCTGTAAAACTTCGTATAAGTTTCAGAAAAAACAGGTGCTTGTGCCTGTAGGAGCGAGTAGCGACTGAACAAATAGCTTTTATATGTATAAATTTCGTATATAAATAACTAATGGCTTTTCTTGTAGCAAACATTCCGCCTATTGAAGTTTATGTAAAAAAAGAGTATCTTTATGACCATGAAAAAGGTCATGGAGAATTTGAAAAAGGTGTTTGGGTCACTGCTAAGTCGATTACCGGCAGAGCTTTGTATTTCGAAACGTACCTATATAATTCTGGCGCTCTTTTTGATAAGCTTCCTATTTCTGCTTTCTGCTCAAAGCCAGTAAAGCCAGAAGAAAGTTTACCATTAGAAGAGTTACAGTTATGGGATTGTTTCAGCTATCATATTTCTGTAATAGAAAAATGTAACGCAGGAACAGGTCGTTGTAAGTATTTTTCACCAAATAAAAATTGGCATTACGGAGTTTATTTATTTACGATAGATTCTGCACATGCCGATCCTAATATTCCTAACTGTGGTTATTCAGAAGTTCCTAGTCAACATAAGTCTTTCAATATTCTAGAATTAGATAATGGTCATTATGCGGCTCAACCAAATAATAGAACTATTTTTTACGATAAAAGTTTGTCTCCTAAAGAAATGATTTTCCCTGATTATAAAGTTTCTACTATTGAATATAGCGTAGAGCATAATTCTAAGTGGACTGCAGGAGATGATGAAAGTTTCTTTTATGAACTTAGAGATACTACAAAAAGCTGAAGCAATATTATTAGATAAAAAGGCTCCTCAAGAGATTCGAGAGAAAGCTTTTCTTGTAATAAAAAATCAAAAAGAAAAACAGGAAGTATCTGGAGCACAAACTTCTGTATTAAAGTTTGCTCAACATATGTATAACGGCTATAGTACACCTGCTCATATACAATTAATCGCTAAAAGTTTAGAGGCTCTTGAACGAGATGAATTTGATCGTCTAGCTATATTTATGCCACCGAGACACGGAAAGTCTATGCTATGTTCTGAAATGTTCCCTGCTTGGTTTCTAGGTCGTAATCCTAAGAACTTTGTTATTCAATCTACTTACGCTCAAGAACTAGCTGATGACTTTGGACGCAAGGTTCGTAATCATGTAAAATCGGAAGAGTTCACTAAAGTTTTTCCTAACACGACACTTCGAGAAGATTCTACTTCAGCGAAACGTTTTCATACAGTTCAAGGTGGAACGTATTCAGCAGTCGGTGCGGGTGGTGCAATTACAGGTCGTGGTGCACATTTATTAATTATTGATGATCCGATAAAAGGGCGAGAAGATGCTGAATCTCAAGTTCAAAGAAGAAATCTTATTGAATGGTATAAGTCGGTCGCATTCACACGATTAATGCCAGGTGGAAAAGTAATCATCATTCAAACTCGATGGCACGAAGAAGATCTCGCCGGTTGGGTTTTAGAAAACGAACCAGGAGCATGGAAAGTTTTAGATCTCCCTGCGATTAACGATAACGGGGACGCTTTGTGGCCAGAAGCTTATCCCGTAGAAAAATTAAAAAAGATTCAATCGACAGTCGGAGAAAGAGTATGGCAAAGTTTATACCAGCAAAAACCGAGTGCGGAGCAAGGACAGATTTTAAAAAGAGATTGGTGGCGTGTATGGGAAAAGAAAAGATTACCAGCATGTCATACGATAGTTCAATCGTGGGATACTGCGTTTAGTGCGAAAGAAACTGCAGACTATTCAGCTCGAACTACATGGGGAGTGTTTACACATATAGACGAAGAAGGAAGAGATCAAGCTTGTATAATTTTATTAGAGTTATGGCGTAATCGTGTCGAGTATCCTGAACTAAGAAAAGAAGCTCAACAATCTTTTTTCGATTGGAAGCCCGATGTAGTATTAGTCGAGAAACGTGCATCAGGACAATCGTTATTACAAGATTTAAGAAGAGCAGGAGTTCCTGTAAAAGAATTTACACCAGATCGAGATAAAGTTTCGAGAGCCCATGTCGTAGCATCGATGTTAGAAACAGGATTAGTTTTCGTTTTAAATGAAGCGTGGGTCGATGATTTAATTCAAGAATGTGCTTCTTTTCCTTACGGAAAGCATGATGATTTAGTAGATACGACTACTCAAGCGTGGCAGTTAATACGAGATAACTATTTAGTTTCTCACCCTTTAGATCCAGAAGATGAAGAATGGGACGATAAACCTTATCGTTTAATACAGAAAAAATCCTTTTACAGTTAATAAAAGATTGCTATAGTAATTTCATTATGGCAAGTATGTACAAAGCGACCAAACCTATGCCGGCGAAAAATACACCTAATTATGCGAAAGCTTTAATAGATGAAGATGATCGTTTTTATGACAAGTATCCAGCTTGTCGTGAAGATGATGAGATGTTAGTTAAAGCTATGAATAATCCAGGTAAAGAAATAACCAGCGAAAGCATGCAAGAAACACCTATGAAAGTAAGTGGCATGATGGTCATTAAAATAAAGGGGTAAACTATGAAAGGCGATTTAAACAAAGACGGAAAGATGTCTTCTTATGAAAAGAAGCGTTCTATGGCTATTGAAAAAGCTATGATGAAAAAGGGCGGAACTAAGAAAAAGAAGATGACTAAAAAGAAAATGTCTAAGAAAGACATGATGAAAATGAAGATGATGAAGTTAAGGAAAAAGAAATAGTCATGGGCGGAAGTAGGTATGACGAACTAAGAGAACTTCTAAAGGAAGCTGAAGAAAAAGGCGATGAAGATAAGATTATAGAAATACAATCTGATCTTGAGAAAGAGTTTCCTGATGACGATGACTAATGGCCAGAAAGCGAGGGAAAGAGCCACCAAAGACTAAGAAATATTTTCGCCCTACTAAAAAGGGTGCGGGTATGACTAAGGCTGGTGTAGCTCGTTATCGCAGAGAAAACCCTGGTTCTAAATTAAAAACTGCAGTTACAGGGAAAGTAAAACCTGGTAGTAAAGCAGCAAAGAGAAGAAAATCTTTTTGTGCTAGAAGCGCAGGACAAATGAAAATGTTTCCTAAGGCTGCAAAAGATCCTAACTCTAGATTACGTCAAGCTAGGAAAAGGTGGAGATGTTAAGGGCTCTATTTACGAAACAAATATCGAATGGTAAAAAAAAGAAAAAAATTAAAAAAAGCACCAAAAGAAAAAGGCGTTCCAAAAAAATATCTTAGTGGAACATCTGGTAAGCTTCGTAGTGCTAGAGCTGCAGCGATTAGAAAGAGGAATAAAAACTACAAAGGAGAAGGCGCACTTCCTGGCGATTTAGATTCTAAAGGAAGATACAAGGGAGGCGCTAAAAAAAGTATACACACAGCAAGATTTAAAAGGATGTACGGGTAATGTCAAAAGTAACTAAAGCACTTCAAAATAAAGCAAAGAAAACAGGTAAGTCTGTATCTACGTTAAGAAAAATATATAATCGAGGGCTGGCCGCTCATAGAACTTCGGGACACCGAACAGGTGCTTCTCCACACGCATGGGCGATGGCTAGAGTAAACTCAGCTACTACAGGTGGTAAAGCTGCCAAAGTAGATGCTGATATTTTAAAGGGTAAGAAAAGTAAAAATAGAAACCCTGATGGTACAAAGAAAAAAACTAAAAAGAAAGGTAAAAAATAATGGCCACAAAAGAGGAAGCTCAAATAGATAAAGTTAGAAAAGAAAATAAAAAATTAGTGAAAGAAAATAACAAACTTCAAGCAGATCTTTCATTAAAGGAAGAACAGATAAAAGAAAAAGATTTACATATAAAATTTCTAACAGATAGGCTTTCTCAATGGGCAGATAAATTTTTTGAGTTACGAACTAATTTTATAAATCTACCTATTACTAAACAAGTAGAGAAACAAAGAGAAATGCAAAATGGCAGAAAATACTAACGAAGAATTATTAACTGTAGCTGAAGACGGTTCTATCGAAGTAGATATTTCTGAAGAAGAAGAAAAAGAAGAAGAGGAATATAAAAATCCTTACGAAACAGATCACTATGCTAATTTAGCTGAAGGGTTAGATAAAGATAGATTAGCTGAAATATCTTCTGATTTATTAAGTAAATTTGAAAACGATAAATCTTCTAGAAAAGATTGGGAAGATCAATATGCTAAAGGATTAAAAATGTTAGGAGTTATTTCTGAAGATAGAGATGACCCATTCCCTGGTGCTTCAGGTGTTCATAATCCATTAATGGCAGAAGCAGCAACTCAGTTTCAAGCTAGAGCTGTAGCTGAAATGTTTCCACCAGGAGGCCCTGTTAAAACTCAAATTATAGGAAAGATAACTGAAGAAAGAGAGCGACAAGCTCAAAGAGTTCAAGAGTTTATGAACTATCAAATTACTCAACTTATGCCAGATTATTTTAGTGAGTTAGATCAGATGTTATTTAACTTATCTTTAGCTGGTTCATCATTTAAAAAAGTTTACTACGATACTGCTTTAGATCAAGTATGTGCAAAATTTATACCGGCTGAAGATTTAGTGGTTTCATATAGCACTACTGAATTAGATACAAGTCCTAGATATACTCAAATAATGAAACTAACTACTAACGATGTTAAAAAATATATGAAATCTGGATTTTATCGTAACATAAAATTATCAGATCCTTCAGATGACGGAGAAGATACACGTGTTCAACAAACTATAGATGAAATAGACGGAATAACTGGTAGTGCTACTGATCATATAAGACAAGTTTTAGAGTTTCATGTAGATTATAATTTAGAAAATGACGAAGAAGAGATAGAATTACCTTACATAATTACTATAGATCGCTCTACATCTCAAATTTTAGCTATAAGACGTAACTTTAAAGAAGACGATAAGTTACAAAACAAGAGAGTTTACTTTATTCATTACAAATATTTACCAGGTTTAGGCTTTTATGGCTTTGGTTTAATACATATGATAGGTGGATTACAACATGCAAGCACTGGTGCGTTACGTGCATTACTAGATAGTGCAGCTTTCGCTAACTTAAACGGAGGATTTAAGGCAAAAGGTGCTAGAATTGAAGGTGGAGACATTACAGTATCGCCTGGTGAGTGGGTAGAAGTAGAAGCATATGGAGATGATTTAAGAAAATCTTTTATTCCTCTTCCATTTAAAGAGCCTTCGCCTACTTTAATGCAGTTATTAGGAATTTTAACTGAATCGGGTAGAAGATTTTCGTCTATTGCTGATGCTATGGTCGGAGATGCAGCTTCATCTGCTCCTGTAGGAAGCATTGTAGCTCAAATAGAGCAAGGTTCTAAAGTATTTAGTGCTATACATAAGAGATTACACATGTCTCAAGGTAAAGAATTAAGATTAATTGGAGAATTGAACGGAGAATTTCTAGATAATGAATATCCTTATGAAGTTATAGGCGATGAAAAGATGGTAAGACGAATGGATTTCGATGGACGTGTAGATATTATACCTGTTAGTGACCCAAATATCTTTTCAGCTTCTCAAAGAATAGCTATGGCTCAAACTGAACTACAATTAGCTCAGTCTGCGCCTCAAATTATAGATGTAAAGAAAGCTTATGAAAGATTAATTAGAGCTTTAAACATACCAGAGCCTGAAGAGCTGTTAATTGAAGAAATGGAACCTCAAAGAATGGATCCTGTATCTGAAAATATGAAAATATTAAACGGACAACCAGTTAAAGCGTTTGAAGACCAGAATCATGCTGCTCATTTAGCTGTTCATCAACAATTTATTTCAGATCCTAGGTTTGGTGGAAATAAACAAGCTCAACAATTTATATTAGGCCCTATGTTAGCTCATATGGGAGAACATTTAGCATATCAATACAGACAACAAATGCAAACTTTAAGCCAAGAAACTGGTAATACAACTCCGTTTCCTAATTTTATGTCTAATGAAGAAAAAGAATCACTATCACCTCAAATAGAAAATCTTTTAGCTCAATTCCAAGCTCAAACTGCTCAATTATTAGCTCAAAGTCAACCTCCTAGTGAAGAGCAAATAAAAGAACAGAGAGAAGCTCAAAAAGATCAAGCTGAAATATCTTTAAAAGCTGAAGAAATGAATATTAGAAAAGCAAGATTCGTAGAAGGCGTGAAGAAAGATAAAGTAGTTCAAGATAGATTGAATAAAGAATTACAATTAAAAGCTATGAAAGAAGGTATGAATATGAAAAGAGAAAGAGATAAGAATGTCAAATAGACCTACTGGTGAAGAGATACGACAAGCTAAAAAGTTTCTTTTAAATAAAAAATTAAAAATTCAAATTTTAAAACCTAATCTTTTTGCTATTGCATCAAAAGAATTAAGTCAAAATTACGATAAAACTTTACAATCAATAAGAAAGGCTGTTAAGCATGCTGAAGATAACAGAAGCAATCTTAGAGGAAATAAAGAAAGCTAGAAGAGATTTATCTGAACGAACTATAAACCCAGGTTTTGATACTAACGAACAGTATGTTAAAACAGTAGGAATAGTTTATGGATTAGATAAGGCAAGGGATATCATAAAAGATATTCAAGAACGATATATGAAAGGAGACATACTCGAAGATGAG